CACTATTGTTTATAACCAGGTCTGCACATGGACGACAGTGCAACAGTTAGAAACATATCTTGGGGTGGACATTACAGACCCAAGCGATGACTACACCCTGCTCACACAATCTGTCTCAGCGGCCAACGCTTTCTGCTGGAGACGCAGGCAGGAGTCCGGTTACACGGGCGATGCGCTCGGAACCTCACCGGGTGGCGACTGCACCCTTGGCGTTCTAATGTATGCGGCAGCCCTGTGGCGCAGCCGTGGCTCTGTGCAAGACACCTTTGCCACATTTGACTCATTAGGCACTGGGAGCGTCTCAGCGATGACTCCAATGATTAAGCAACTCTTGGGCATCTCACGCCCCCAGGTGGCGTAGTGGCCTTTACAGACCTTCTCAACGAAGCCATAGACGACGTGGCAGCCAAGATAGCCACAGTCGCAGGCATCAGGGTTGTAACCGACTCGACAAAGATTGTGCCTAATTGTGTCTTTGTGGACGCCCCATCTTTTACTACTTTTGCTGGCAATGGCAACATTCTTAACATCACCTTTCCCATTAAAGTCTTGGGCTCTGGCCCTGCAGGTCTGCCAGTTTTGCGTCAGTTGCTAGACATAACAGCCAAAGTTATCTCGAGCAACGTCATCGTAATGAGCGGCCAACCAACGGCTTACCTTATTGGCGGTGCAGAATATCCCTGCTACGACCTAGTAGTATCCATACAAGCACAGACAGCGTAAGGCAGACAATGTACACAATCATTTCCCCAAGAATCGGAACACCAGGCGACAAGTTTGAACCATCCGAAGAAACCAACATTGACGCCCTCATTGAAGGTGGCTTTATTAAATCCGACAAAACACCAACCAAATCTGCTAAAACAGTAGAAACATCTCCAGAGGAGTAACTCACATGGCTACCAGCACTTACCTTTCCAACCCATCACTAACTGTTAATGCAGTTGATTTGTCAGACCAATGCACATCAGCAACACTTACTGTCAAGTTTGACGCTCTTGAAAGCACTGCCTTTGGTGGTACTTCTCGTGTCTATACAGCAGGTCTTGGAGACCATGAACTTGTCTGTGAACTTTTTATGTCCTATGCGGCCACTGAGACTTACGCAACTTTGGCTGCTCTTGTCGGCACAGCAACCACAGTGGTTATGAAGCCAACGTCAAGCGCTGTCGGTGCAACTAACCCATCGTTCACTTTGACCGGCACATACCTTGAAGCATTGCCAGTCATTGACGCAACACTTGGAGAATTGTCAAGCATCTCGCTTACATTCCGTGGCGGCACTTACGCTGCTGCAGTCGCATAACAAACCAAACAAAGGAAACCCGACATGAAACTCGAACTTCGTGCTGACATGGGCGATGGCCCATTTACAGTAACCACCAACCTTTGGGCTGTTACACAATGGGAACGCAAGTTCAAAACTAAAGCGTCAGAGATGGCTAACGGTATTGGCATTGAAGACCTGGCTTTTCTTTGCTGGTCTGCTTGCCAGACTCACGGCATAGTTGTTCCGGTTGTTTTTGACGATTTTATTAAGAAATTAGTCTCATTGGAAATCGCAAGCGAGGACACTGACCGCCCTTTCTCCGAGGCACCTACCGACATTCCCTAGCGGCGGTGCTTATAGCCACAGGGTTTTGGCCACATGAGATAGAGTTCACCAGTGACGACCTCTCGACAGTCATCAAAATGATTAACGAAAGTCGAAAGTAATGCCAGTAGATGTAACTATGGAGTTCTCAGGACTTAAAGAAGCCCTGAAAGAAATTAACACCATTGACAAAAAATTGCGCCGACAAATCACTCGTGACTTCAAACAGATTGTCCAGCCAGTAATTGGCAAATCAGAATCTTTACTACCTAACGGACCACCGCTATCGGGTATGGCTCGGTCATGGAAGGGAAAGTCCGGCGCTGACATCATGTCTTGGAACGATGCTCTAGTACGCAAAAACATTAAAGCCTTTACCAGCGGCAAAAAGATAAGAGACACTGGACTTGGTTTTAGACAGAACCTAGGCGTTTTTGGTATTAGATGGCTTGGGCCACAAGCAACTGCTTTAGATTTTCTTGCTAAAGGCACAATGGGTAATAACCTTACGGCTCGATTTGGGTCACCATCCCGTATTATTTACAAGGCTTACGAATCGTCACAAGCCAAAGTTCAGGCCGATGTTAAAGAACTTGTGAACAAAGTAATGAAACAAACCAATAGTGCAATGAGGATGAAATGAGCGTAATTCTTAACATCGTCTCAGAATTTGACGCCAAGGGATTAAAGCAAGCCCAATTTCAATTTCGACAACTAGAAAAAACAAGCGACAAAGTTGCCTTTGCCATGAAGCGCAGCATGGTTCCAGCCACTGCCGCACTTACAACCCTGGCTGCAGTTGCGTTCAAAGCCACCAAGATGGCAAGCGACCTCAATGAGGAAACTAGCAAAGCCCAACAAATCTTTGGTGATGCCAGCGATTCCATCATTGCCTTTAGCAACACGGCCGCTACCAAACTTGGTCAATCTAAAACCGAAGCCTTAAAAGCAGCCGGAACATTTGGTGTTCTCGGTCAAGCAGCAGGATTAACAGGCACCGACTTAACGGCAATGTCTATCAAGTTCACGCAACTGGCAAGTGACTTGGCATCATTTAACAACACCAGCCCAGAAGATGCAGTCTTAGCATTGGGCGCTGGATTGCGCGGCGAGGCAGAACCGCTGAGGCGTTACGGCGTTCTGCTCGATGATGCGACGCTACGCCAAAAGGCTTTAGACCTTGAGTTAGTTAAAAGCACTAAAGAGGCATTGACTCCACAAATTAAAAGCCTTGCAGCACAGGCCGTAATTCTTGAAAAGACAGCCTTGCAACAGGGCAACTTTGCCTTGACCGCTAGGGACGCAGCCAACCAGCAACGTACTTTTACTGCCAAACTTAAAGACCTACAAACCCAAATGGGCGTTCTGTTCCTGCCTGTCTTAAAGGAAACCTTAGACACTCTAAATGACTATGCAGATGTTTTAATTTATTTGACCTCAAACACTGACAAGGCTAAAGATTCCACTGGCAAATGGCTAGACCGATTTGTCAAACTTGCCACCATTGTCTTGCCTTTTGCGCAAGTAATGAAAGGCCTTGGCATTGTTGTCGGCAAAGTAAACGAATATGTAGGCAACCAAGCCGATGCTCTTAAACAAAACGAACGAGCAACAAGCCGAGTTACTAACAAAATTCAAGAACTGGCTGGTTTTGAACAGTTGCTTCAAACCAAAGTTGATAAAACCACGACTTCGACAAACAAATCTACAGCCGCAGCAAAGAAAAAAGCAGATGCCTATGCAGATGCGCAAGAGGCTGCATTAAAACTTAGGTACGAAGTTCAAGAACTTGCTGATGCTTTGCGTGAAAGTCTTAATGTCAAACTTGACGATGCAGTTGAAAAACTTGCTGATGCTCAAAGTGCTTTTGATTCTTTTGGCAAAGGTGTAGGCGCAGCCATTATTGGCTCTTTTAATTTTGGTAACGCACAGTCAGAAGCAGCAAGCAACGCCGATGAACTTAAAAAAGCCTTGGCTAAACAATCAGAAGCACAACTGAAAGTAAATGCTGCTTATAACAAATGGAACGCATTTCAAGACAAAGACAACATGGATGCTCTTATTCTTGCGCAGGAAGAACTAGCCATAGCCAGTGGCGAAGTTGCTGTTGCTCAGGCCAAGCCGATGACTTTCTTTGACAATCTTTCTAAACAGGCTGAGAAGGCTAAAAAGTTTAATGAATTGGTTAGCAGACTTATTGCTGGAGATTTGTCCGAAACGGCATTGCAGCAAGTTTTGGCGGCTGGTGTAGATGGTGGTACTGCTATTGCTGAGGAAATTCTTAGTTCAGCAGATGGCATTCTAAAAGCCAACACGCTTACACAATCAATGACTGACCTTGCAGACAACATGGGCAAGAGAGCAGCCGCTAAGTATTACGGCGCTGGAGTCTCGTCAGCCACTGAGTTCCTTAAAGGCATTAACGACACAATTAAAACTGTTGAAGTTGCGCTCAAAAAACCAAACCTAGACCAAGTAGATGTTATTACCGCTGCCGTTGGTGCATTAACACCTGCACAAATTACTGATATACAAACCGAAATTGGGCGTTATCTTCAGGGCGCACAAATTGGCATGGGCACTCTTATGGCTGAGGGTGGCGTGGTCACAAAGGCAACAACTATTACGGCTGGTGAGGCTGGGCCAGAGGCAATTATTCCTCTTGACAAAATGGCCAGCATGGGATTTGGTGGCGGCATGAACATCACAGTCCAAGCAGGAATTGTAAGTACTCCTGAGCAGGTGGGGCAGGAAATCATAAGTGCCATCCTTAAAAGTCAGAGAAGGTCAGGTGCCGTTTTTGCGCCTGCTAGTGGTGTTGGTTACTAATGCCAGCACCAACAATTCAAGTCCTAGTTGGATTCCAAAACACATCAGGATTCGGCCAAGCCTTTCAACTTGACGATGCCGTCTATGGATTATTAAACACTGGAACTTTAGGCGGACTTGAATACGCAAACCTTACGAGTCTGGTTGAGTCAGTAAACATCACCAGAGGACGCTCACGACAACTAGACCAATTCAATGCTGGAACAGCCACAGTCACATTTAATAACTCAAGCCGCATCCTTGACCCATTAAACACATCAAGCATTTTTTACCCTTATGTATTGCCACGCTGCCCAATCATCATTCTGGCCAACAGCATCCCCATTTACACAGGACTAGTCACAGACTGGAATCTTGACTATGACATTGCCAGCAACGGCGACAGAATGTATGCTTCTTGTTCTGATGTTTTTACCGTGTTGGCTAACACAACTTTGACTGCTCACACAGTTACGGCAGAAACTACTAATGCTCGCATAAATACTGTCCTTGATTACACAGAAGTGCAATACCAGGGCGCTCGAAACATTGGCACCGGCTCATCTACCTTGGGGGCGTCAGCCTCTTCGAGCAGTTTTAACATTGCCGACGGCACTAATTTGCTTACCTACTTACAACTGGTAAACACCAGCGAACAGGGATATTTGTACGTCGCTGCTGACGGAACACTTACCTTCAAAGGTAGGTCTAGTGTTTTGAACCCTGTCTCTGGGGCCACATTTAGTTATACAGGTTCAATTTCATACCAGACTTTGCTTAATTCCTATGGTGACGAATTGCTTTATAATTACATAGTGACCCAGAGCCCTGCCGGAGTTCAGCAAGTTGCCAGCGACACAATCAGCATTGCTCAATACCAATCGCAAAGCCTTAACCTGACCAACCTGCTTAACAGCACAGTGGCTGAGGTTGCTGGACTTGGCAATTACCTATTGGGCAAATATAAAAACCCAGTGTTGAGGTTTACCAATGTCTCAACGCAAATGGCCGCCCTGTCAGAAGCAAACCAAAACATCTGTTTTAACCTTGACTTGACCAGTATTGCCACAGTCGTTAAAAACTTTACTACTGGCACCCCAGCCACAGAATCCCAGACCTTAATTGTGTCGGGAATTAGTCATAACATAACTCCGGGCTCACATATTTTCAGCCTGCAATTTGAGTCCACAGACGGCAATGAGTATTTCACGCTTGGAGACGCCATATTCGGTACTCTTTCTACTACTAACCTTTTAAGTTTCTAAAGGAGACACAACATGGCAATCAACCCAATCACTTCATCATTTGTATCAGGGGCAATCCTGACGGCAGCCCAAATGAACCAACTTCCTCGTGGCATTCTTGCTTTTGGTGCTTCCGCAGGGACTTTGCCTGCACTTTCAACAACGGAAACAACACTGGTAACAATCAGTTTTACAATCCCATCGGCTAGAAGTGTTCAAATCGTTGGGAACATCCCTTTAACGGATAACCCTTCAACTACTCAAGCGGTTGCAAACTTTATTTATCAAGGAACAACATTAATTCAAAGGATGTATGAAGCAACTTCTACGGCTTTACAACAGACAAACTTAATGGGCAATAACAAAGTTGTTTTCCTTTCTGCAGGAACTTACACATTTACTTTGAGAGCAACAACTAGCGCAGGCACAAACCGAGTTAATGACTCCGCAACTGACCTACTTGCAACACTTTACGCATTTGATGTTGGGCCTAACTAATGCGTAAAACCCTGATTCTATTGGTCTTTTTAGGGTCGCTCACCGCTTGCGCAGACCGTGAACGCCTCAACTGCCCACCAACCAAAAACAAAGCACTTTCAAGCGTCACCAACACAATTTCACCCGACACAACCACAGCCCCCCGATACGCAACAGGAGCAAAGTGCCGATGAAACCAGACAACAGACACAGCAATGAGGAAATTAAAGCCCGAATAGTCATGATTGTGGCAGTTGGCCTAACACTTTCATTTGTGGGTTCAGTGTTCACAATCCTCTATGGCCTGCTATTTGTGACCCAGCCTGAAAAGATGGCCGAACTCGACGCTGCCCAAATATCAGTGCTTAGCAGTATGTTGCTCACATTGTCCGGCGGCCTTATTGGCTTGCTGGCAGGCAACGGCCTCAAAGATAAACCGAAAGACCCAGAATGAAAACAACCGTTTACACAGTCGGCGCAACCACACCAGTGCTAATTCACAGCACCAGTTTTG